ACTATCAAGCTGCATACGTTCAACAGTTCTGTTATCTTTAACTACTTCAGTACTTACAAGAGGATTATAAATCTTTACCTTTATACTTGTTTCTGTTTCTGGTGAAAGTATATAAAGATAACAGTGTGCATTTCTACCACTGGCAGAACTGTAAATACAGGTATCTGCTTCGGAGGTGAGATAATCTGTGCGTTCATACTCATGAACCTTCTGCCACTTATTACCATTCCAAGGGTCAAGTTCATCAAGTTTCTTCTCAACTATAAATCTATCCTTGGTAAGTTTCATTGTATGCTCAGGGTCAATCCACCAGAAGTTTTCTGTAGCAACAGTTGAATCCCAGTGCTGTTTAACAAGCTGGTATTCACTGTCAGCCATAACACGAGCAAAGTACTTAGTCTTAGTATCCTCATTGTCGTCGCGTACATCTGTAGCAGAATAATCCAGATACTTAGGTGTACACTCTGTTGCATCATCAAAATGATTAAGGTTAACTGTAAATGGAACATTTATTCCTACAGCTGTGGATTCTGCTCCAATACGCATTGCAAAATCTGATACCTTAAAGGTTATTTCCCTTTTATTATTCTGTGAGTAACTAAGCTCTTTTACCTTTGGTGTAATACTATCTGTAGTAAGCCCTGCAAACTTATAAATACCATAATGTTTAAAGTATACGTATGAATTAATATTCTGATTTACAGACAATACATACTGTGTAAGTGTACCTTCATTCTCGTATGATACTAAGTTAACAGTAGCGCGTGCAAGTAACTTATTACCTATATACATCTCAGTAACTTTGTTGCTAGCACAGTTATACTTGAAATGATTAGCTGAGTTCTGCATATCAACAACAGATATTTCATTACCTGCAACATCATACTTAAACCAGTCACTGAGTGGCATAGGAGGTAAATGTATAACAGCAGTACCTGGTACATCAGAATTAATAACTAACTGGTTATCATCAGAATACCTTGTATCTATGTAAGGCACATTATACTGTAAGTCACTATTATATGTCAATGTCTTTGTAGCAGCTGGAGCAAGATAATCATTATTAGCTTCATTGTTATCATTATCATGATACTCATTTAACTGCAGTGTTACCACTGGCCTGTCTTGTGAGAAATCAATATTTGTAATACTAGCATATACCCAGTGTTTATTTTTATCTGATATAGTATTAATAATCTCCTTTGTCTCAGCTGTATTTAATCCATCGTATTCCCCAAGTACAAGATTATACTTATCAGATGGATCTGTATACTTAAGAAGATATACTGCTACAAGGTCTGCATCTTGTCTTATAGACATATCAGATGTACCTAAGTCATAAATAGTATCATTAAAACTTATAGTGTCGCCTGACTTAGGCTTATAAATTATATGTATCTGTCCATTATAATATGTAACAGATGAAGCGGTTAATAGCGACTTACCTGTATAGTACTTATTATTTATCTCAGGACTACTATTGTCATTACTATATTCCTGTTCTCTAGGTGACACAATAACATTATTTATGTTATTACTGTTATCATCTATAAACAACTTATTATAAAGCTGTATACCTTCTGTAAATTTAATATGATGCGAATATGTTTTACCAGCATATACAACTACATTACCTGTTTGTGAATCTATACGAGGTGGTAATACGTAACTAGAGAGTGGTGACATAAGGAACATGTTATAATCAGTAGGCAAATCTTCAGCTACACCTGCTGTATTAAATACTACAATACCTTGACAACCACCAAAAGTAGTATCATTATGATAAACAGAACTACTACCCTGAGAATTATATTTATATTTACATATAGGGAAGAATGCACCAGATAACCTTGAATCAAAATATATATCTTTTAATTCTTTTTGTGCATACATACCTGGTGTTTCAACAGGTTTATTAAAGTATGATATACCTTTTACAAGTGCAGATTCTCTTAAATCAATGCTCAACTTTGACGTGTCTGTAACTGTAATAACATCCTTAGTATGATCTACTAATAACTCACCAGTTTTAGTGTCCATAATATCAATACATAGGTTATTAATAAAATTATCACCATCAATATCAAGCACTGCGTCAAATGTACTTGCCCAATAAGGTTCTGATTGTATCTTAATATATCTGTAAGTACCATTTGCTGTTTTTGCTTGTAAATAACGTAATGTATCATTGTAATAAGTAGTATCAGGTTGAACAGGTCTTGTAAGATTAAAAGGTATATTTGACCAATAATATGGAAACAACCCAGACTTACTTAAGTCTTCAGGTATTTCTTGAATAGTTATTGCGCTCCAACTATCCCAATATATTATATCAAGTAGCTCATTGACATCTACATTACCGTCCCTTGTAACTATACCTTGTACTAATATATGTTGATTACTAGCTTCTTGACCTGGTACCGCAATATTAAATGAGTAACGCTCTACTAATTCATAAGGCTTTGCATAATATGTATTTACAGCTCTACCAGATTCCTCAGTACCTAGTACAGTATACATATTTAAAGACTTAAGTTTAAAATCTAAATGTTTACAATAATTGCTATCTGTGTAATCAACATAAGCAGTTCTGTCATCATTAGTAGGACTAGATACTGACTCTACACTTGGATCTGCACAATAAGGTGCATCACCTTTAATAATACAGAATCCGTAGCGTGGTGTAACATAACCATCACGATCACAGGTTATTGACGGCCTTGGATGTAAAGCACACAATATTATATCATTACTACCAAGTATACTGTCTGCAAAAGCAGTACTCCTACCTAATAAACAAAGAGGTATTACGAACACCTTTTTGTAGTACTGACCAGACTCATCTCCATACTGTGTACTGTCTAATTCAAAATTATGGTTTACAAGCGTAAGTCTACACTTAGGCCAGTAATCTGTAGCACAGTCATAATCAACAGGATAAACATCACTACCACCAGTAGAACTATCAGTGACATAGCTATAAGCACCATTATCATTGGCATGATAACCAGGATCAGAAAGCCTAAATGTAATTTCATAAAAGTTGTTTCGTTTAACAGTTTCACATCTGATACAGTATCTATACTTTACACCATTTACTGTACGCCAAGAGAAGGCATTACGTATAGTAAGCGCAAACTGGCGCCTCTTTAGGTTATAGTTGTCTAAGTATACAGGTGTTGTGGATGTTTGTGTAAGCTCATTAACTTCAGTCATGAGATTAAATATCATGTTACTATTAATGCCTTTACCACTAATAATAAGGGGATCACGTAATTGTACAGCGTTTAAGGATGTAATAGACATGTTTAAATCTGCCAGTCTACCCCACATAAGTTTTGTGCCAAGCTTAAAACCATCTTCACCAACACTTATATACTTACCGTCAATCAAATATTTACTAGGTGTGTTTATTTTCTCTCCACCATACACAACTTCATTATACAAGCCTACTGCAGCATATTTATAAGACATAGCAGCTGCACGAACCTGACGGTTATATACAACACCCAAATCATTAAGCATCTGACCTGGATATTTATAATATACCTGTATCATTACATCACGTGTATCATCTTCATTACCTGTGAAAGAAAAATCTTTTACAGTAGTATTAAATATAGGTACAATACATGGTGTACCATCATCCATATAATTAATAGACTCAGCTATTTCACCATTAGTGCTATATACTTTTTCACCACTATTTACTGGTAAATTATCTATAGGCAATTGTAATTCTGATAACAATGCAACATCTGGTCCATCTATACCATCATCTTTAAACTTACCATCATGTACAGTAACATCAGAATCTATATCAACATCAATAAATATTCTATAACTGTTTAATGGGTTATCACCATCTTCATTATTAAATAAATTACGTGTACCTTGTACAGACCAGGAAATATTTCTAAGCTCACTATAATATTTACTAAGTGGAATAGTATAAGTTACCGGAATACTAAAAGGCACGCTTAAACTACTCATAGGAGTATAGGTTACATTATTATAAACAAATGCATTATTGACATAATTAAGTAACTCATTACCAAGCTTCCAGGTAATATTTCTATTTACAAGATTTACGAACTTTGCAAATACATTACCTTCACTGTCAGCCAAGTCTCTAGGAACATATACTGTATCTTGCCAATTCCATCTAACTTCATTGTTATTAAGTATAGCTGTAACAGTACCATCAGCTGCACGGTCTACATATTCCATAGACAGGTTTGCTGAATGATGTGTATCAGGACTAAGTGTAGTAAAACAGTTATCCACATCAAACTCTACACCGTTCTCAGTATTATTAAAAGGTGTAAACCTTATACTGTTTCTATAATCGTGGCCTTCTACAGCATAATTAAATGATAATGTAGGTATAGGCATGAAGTCAATTTCAGCTTCCTCACACTCACGTGCATTGATACTGGCTGTATCTGTAAACCAGGCTTGAAACTGTACTGTATTACTTACAGCATCAGCATACTGTTTAAGAGTACCTCTATCGTCTGGTGTATCATTGTCATCATCATTCTGGGCTGTATGAAATGATAATACGTAAGTAGGAGTAGCATTAATCTTTGAACGGTTTACTGCAAGCCAAGTTTTTTTACTGTTAAGTGTATTATCATTTACAGAAAATATATAACCACCACCAATCTTAAAATCATACACATACCAGCCTGCTGCCCAACCATCACGTTCATAACGTAAAGACGTAGGAAGTACATGTCCCTGGAACTTCTGCCTATTATGTGCAAACTTTACATCATTTACACTGACAAGCATGTCACTAGACTTTGTATCAAGAGGTGCCTCAAGGTTAATCGAAATCTTCTGTCCGCCTTCCATATGTACTCCTACAAACTAATTTTACCTGTAGCCACTTCATTTAAGTAAGCAGCAATTAAATACTCATGAATTGTCATTGGTATAGCAATGCCAAGTGCTTCAAACTTAGGTAACAGTGCAGCTACTGCAAATGTTATCTGTCCTTTGTCCAGGAAGTATGGCACTGTGTCAAATGTAGTTTCACCTTTTATAATTTCAAGAACTGTACGCATACCTGCCTGTTGTGTATAGTCAGGCGCTTCCTGTTTAGCTTCATTTTCATCTGACATAAAGTCATTAATATGCATAGGCTTAAGGTCAATATAACTTGACTGAATAAGCTTATACATAACTTCCCAGTCAACAGCCTTACGTTCACCTTGTGCATGCTCTGGGAACTTTGCATAATATTCAATATAAGTATTAAGGATATCCTTAATAAAGTCTGC